CGAATTTCGATCCGGAGGTGTTCTTTTCTTCATCACGAGATATCGCTAATGTCGCGAGCCTCAGTCGGGTGATCGCGACGAGTATGTCCAATCAAGGCTTGACGTCCGCTCAGATCGGTCGGAAGCAAGAGTATGTGCCGAGCATCTATCAAAAAGTAGTGTATCTGGGTAGCAACATATTTCGTCTGGAAAACTCGAATACCGTAGCATTTGGGTCGAATAACTTGCTCGATGGCGATACGGTACGTATCATCGACGAATATTCGAGTTACCATACGATCCAGGTAGGCACCGTGACACCGTCGAATTTCACGATGTCGAACAGCATTGCCCTCGTTTATCCGAGCAGCAATTATATGCTCTACGGCATCTTGGCAACGGATCCCGTGCGCATCGCCAAGATCAACTATGTTAGATTAATAGCAGGACTTTCGAATATCGAAGCGGGAGGTATAATTACGAGTCCAACTCAAGGAGGTGTTGCGCCAATATATCTGAGTAGCAACATCGATGGTGATTTTGATGCAGAGCTATACAAAACCCTATACCCGGATGCTCGCACGCTAACCGATACCGAGAGTTATATCGATTGGGTGAATAAACGAAAGAACGAAGTATACCGCATTCGGAATGTCTATGATATCGCCTATGGTGGCGGTAACCTTTATACGGATATTAACTTTTTGAGGATCAATAGCAATCTAGACTTCCGAGGCGTTTTTATCGACGGTATTCATACGTATTTGAACCCATCGAGTTGTAATCAACCCGGTGATTGCAATAAACTCATCACCGAGAACGCAATAAAGAATTACACGGATATTCGCGTAGCAAATCTACAGAATCAAGGTAGTTTTGCGAATATCATCATCAATGACAGTATCGTGATCAACCAACAAGCGACACTGAGTAATGTGTTATACGTGATGGGACTGTCATATTTCAACAGCAATGCAACGTTTTCCAATGATGTCCTCATCCAAGGGAGCGCATCTGTGAAAAGCAACTTGGATGTGACAGGACCAACTGTGATGCGGAATAGCATGATGCTCACAGGAGGAAACGCGACTTTTAGCAATAATGTCATCATCAACGGTTCGATGTCTGTCACCGGAAACGTTTACAATCCCCGCATCGGTTTGGGATACATGCCGGGATTCTTGACGAGCAATACGGGCTTGAACATCGTACAGGCCCAGAATTATAACGATAACTCCGACTTGCGGATCAAAAAACACGTGGTCGGTGTGCACACTGGAAGATGTTTAGATATCATCAAGCAAATCAAAGTCAAGGAGTACCACTACAACTATGGAAAGGCATGCGATGATGTGCCATGTATGGGGTTCATCGCTCAGGATATCGAAGCTATCGACAAGCGTTTTGTGTATGAAACCGAAGGATACCTGCCCGATGTAGATGCCATGGGCGAAATCACAGGTGACCGGCTCTTTGTGGATGCCGACTTGAGGGAAGGGAAGCTAAAGGTGATCGTCGAAGCGAACGATCTATACCTACGAGTGATTCGTAAATTGGAGCGCGGCGTGTATGAGATCAGCCCCGCTTTCTATAACAGCAGGCGGGTGTGTCATGTATATGGTTATCATACCAACGCGCTGAAAAACGTCAACTACAAAGAGTTGTTCGTGGTCGCGGTCGGGGCCATTCAAGAATTACTAGCGTGCGCTGCCCTCTAATCGTCCGCCTTTATATTCATAGTCATCATGGCGTGAAAAGAGTATGTCCTGGTCGACAACATCGTCGCTTTTACGGGCATACGTCGTCTTGATATAATCGCTTTTGGCGGTGTTGTATTCGTCGTACTTGGTATCAACGTCTTGCAAGAAGTCTTTCTTGCCCTTATCAATATAGTCGATGGGGTTATCGCGAGTGCGGAGAGCGTAAAGAGTTGTATCTTTAGAAGAGTCGTGCTTTGTATATCTCTCGTTATCGGATGCAGGATCACTGACGTTGTTATCTTGTGTCGGGGCGAGCTCCATAATTGCAGAGTTTTTCCTGTATGATTTCATGGTCCTACGTATGTTATTGAAGAAATAATACGCGATCAAGAGCAGCAAGATCACGATGACGAAATATACAAAGATCACGCTATAATTATCTGTAATGATTTTCGACATAATGCGCTGATACGACACGATAATCTCGTCAGGAGACGCAGATGGTTTTGTGTCCAAGCAAGACATTATTATACTTAGCCGATAAATTTTTATATGATATAGTAAGATGTCTGTGTTCAGGATCGTGGGTAACTACTATGAAGATGTTCTCGATTACTATACGAGAGAGTACAAAAAAATAGACCCTGCATTCGATCCGAGCGATCTACAAGAAGAATATCTAAAGTTTCAAGATGATCTGTCAAGGAGCACGAAGCTGACCACATTCAAGGCCAAGTTCGAAGGACTGTTTAATTTGACGGCGGATCAAACCGCGAAGAAAACCGAAATCATGCAGAACATCGCATCTGCGTTTGCTCGTGTGCATAGACTCTATCAGTCTACATGGAGCTATTGGAATGCACGGCAAAAGGTGTTTCGAACGATGATGATCGTGATGATCATCATGATTGTCATAACGTTCATCATCTTGATATACATGATCCGTATTCGTATGAAACATCCAAAGGGCGGCGATGATGCCATGAGCGTTGATAATCTACAGTCCATGCTATTGTACCTCATCGTATATACGATCTTCTTCACGATCATGCTGATGTTGTTATTGATGATGATAGAAGGCATGAGGATGTCGAGCGCACGTAAAACAGACAACAACATGCGTTTTACGAACTTTAACGTCATGTTGATTCCCAATATTCATATGATGTTGTTCTTGCAGGCCATCGGATATTATATGCAGAATAACACGAGTCAATACATCCGGATCTTCAACCAGCTGCAAAGCGGCATCAAGAGGTCTGGTGGGGGCGACACCAGGAAATGCGGTAGGAACGCCACGACCAAGATCGTGGACATCATGATCTCGAAGAATCCCTGCAAGAAGCAGGCGAATCTTTCGGATCTCTACGACGCTTTAAAAGTGGAAATCAGAGATTTTGTCTTCCAGTTTTACAACTATGGGTATGGATATGTTACTTTGAAGAAAGCCGTGATAAAAAGCAATAATGCGTACATCCTGAAAGAAGTTCGCAAGATTTTTTCGTTTTATTACTATCTGTTCAACAAACGCGGCGAACATGACGCCGAGAAGTCGATGTTGGAAAGCAATCAAAAGATATTGGATAACATCGTCGTGACCAAGTTCCGCGAATTAGGATTATCTTATTTCATAGCGAACGAGGGCACCGACGATGTCACCATTCAAGTCATGAACGAAGATACTTCCAAGAACCCCAAGTTCACATCCCAAGCTACACTGTTTGAAAACTCTATCAAACACCTTTTGATTTATGCATACCCTCTATATCTCAAAGTATTACCAAATTCTGCAGAGTTTACAACATTGGCGCCAGTGGTATCAGCTGAACTTCCTACGAGAATATCTCAAACGACCGACTTTGAAAGAAAAACAAAGGCTTTTTTCGATAACTTTTCGCATGAAATATACACAGAATATGTCAATCGGATAAAGAGCGCGACACCCCAGGAGAAGCAGGTATTGTTCAACCTGTTCTTGCAGAAGTTTAATGCCTACATCGAAAGCGAGATGACCGATTTGCTCTTGGTCGTCGAAGGCGCGTCTACCTTTCCTTTGAACGATGATTACATCCAAAGACGAATCGAGAATGTGATGGAAAAAACGGTTGTTACGCAGACGAAGGAATCTTACCGGGTGATGTTCAAAACTGCATTCATGGAGCATTTGATACCGGTCATTCGCAAAAACATTCTTAATACCATCGACACCGTGGATGTATCAAAGGGAATCAACTCGGTGATCAACTATAAGATTCATATCTTGTCCAACCAGCTTGCTAATGAGTTGGCCGACTATAACATCAACGTGATGGAGAACCTCGATTACGTGCTGGGAAAACTGGACAAAGACGATATGGACCAGCGTTTGCTGAATATCTATACCAAGGTGATGTACGGCCTGGATGGGGTGATTGATACCAAACGGAAAATGCGGCGGTCGGTAGAAACTACAACTCAGGGAAGATTCATCTCGACCGCCGAATTCATCACGCGACTCGACACGATCACTTACGACGATGTTTACAAAGGCCTCGATACAAAATATGCATATGATGTCTTGAACGATTTCTACATGGAGGTGAGTCATGCTTCGGGTACGAGCGGCATGGATCGTACGGAGCAAAACATATTTTATCAACAGATGAAGAACTTCCGGATGAGTAAGACGCTCATCATCATGGTCACAATCATTATTATCATGGGATATATCTACTATGTTATTCCACAACTCAGGATATGGAATAAACTATCGAACTCCCCAGAGCCCGAGACCGCCACCGGCGAAGTCATCAGGAGCATCAATCATGTGAACATTGCCGCTAAAACATTGATTCCCTTGGTCGCCATGGTCTTCGTCATCGTCCTTCTCTTTTCATACCACGCAAAATCCGTACACAAGTTCAACTTTAACAAAGAAACGATCGAAACGAATACGAGTTTCTTATTGAGCTCTCTCACCAAACTCGATTCGCTCATGGGGAAAATTAACAAGGCCGTTGACTCGAAGAGGTATGCTGCGATCGGTGATATTCAAGAAATGAAAGAGGAGGACAAGACGGACATGTACAAGTATATGATGAACGTCATCACACAATACGAAAAATGCAATTATGTCATCAACGTATCCCGAAACAAGATACCTTTCCCATACACCGAATTGACCGTAGATATCTTCATGTTGGGCGTGTCACTCATGGCCATCGTATATCTCACGATGACTATCGGACCCATCGCTCGCCTCGGAAAGATCAAGGAACTGAACAAGAAACGGGAAGACGCCATTATCATGAATGTCAGCAGCCTGAAAGATGTCGCGGATAAGGAAAAACAATGCAACACAGAAGACGTCGAAGCGATCGTCTTCACGATCAAAGTCATCGTCTTTACTGCTATCTTCCTCTTCTTGATCTTCTATACCGTGACGATCTTGGAATCGGCAACGGAATTCAAGATGGGGCTTTATAATAGCGTGTACTTTGAGGAATCCCGCTGCTATACGGGGCACGATTGAACGAAACGCGTGTTCTTGAGGTTTTCGATAATAGAGGTGACGTCTTTCAGGACAGCATCGGCGCACTGATTCCCATCGACTTGGAATGCGAGCGCTTTGTTGGAAAGCGTAAAGTTTTGTTGGGCCATGTTCTCATATTTGTTATGGATATCTTCCAGATAACTCATGGGAACGGTTGATTCGCAATCTCTGGCACGATATTGCATACGTGCCATGCAAATTTCTGGATCTGCTCGGATATAGATGACCGCATCTGGCTTCCATGCGAGTTCTTTGTAGATGCTATCGAACATGTCGTATTCGAGGCGCGTCATACGGCCCTGGTCATACTGTTGCTGCGAGAAGATATGCCGGCATGATAGCGGGGAACGCTCATAGATGGCCATAAAATTATTATTGATCCACTTGTGGTAAGACATGAGGACCTTGAGATTGAAGGACATACCCCAACGCTCAGGATCCTTATAAAACACATCGAGCCACTCACCCCATTCATCGATCGGCTCGAGGAAGATGGGTAGCCTCGTTACTTGACATAGACGTGTCATCACGCTCGACTTGCCGCAACCGATGTTGCCTTCGATGGAGATCTTCATGTTGCTTTGCCGTGCCGTGCTTGCTCTCTAAGTCTCATTGCATGCTATAGAAATTCAATTTTTTTGAGGCTACTTCCATGACACGCTTCTGGCGTTTCAAGGCTCCGCCGGTTGCCATTAGCATCGCCGCCCCGAAAGATTTGTTGTTCTGCACGATCTGATACCATATGATGGCAAAGAGGACACCCAAGAAAGCGATGATGATGAGGAAGGCGCCGAGACCTTCGTTCTTCTTGTTCATGATCATATTCATGCCTATGACGACCAAAACAATGAACATGATCACGGCGACGACGATACCGATGATGGCGTCCCATTGTGCCACTTCTTGAAGATTTTCAACTAACGAATCCACTGCTGTCGGTGGTGGCATTTATTTATGCTGACGTTTTATTTATGCTGCGGCCTTGAGAGCGAAATCCACCACTTCCTCTATATTGTGACGGTTGCCCTGGAACTTTTCGATTTGGTTGCCCTGGGCATCGATGGCGATGATCGTGGGGAAGCTATTGATATCGTACTTGTTGGCTAGATTCTTGTTTTGATCATAGTCGATCTTCTCAAAAGTCACGTTACCGTTCGCTTCACGGGCTTTCGAGTATGCGTTATCAAAGGTGCCGCTATCGAGGTACTTGGTGCAATGAGGGCACCAGGTGGCATGGAACAGACATACACGTACGTTGCCATCTTGACTGAACTTTTCTTGGGAGGTCATACGTGTGTATGACACATAAAGAACAAGGGCGAGGGAGAACACTAGGACACCAAGGAGAATGCAGCGTGTGGTCGTGTCGGTCGTCGCTGCGGGTGATTTTGCGGACTTAGGAGGCATGTTTAGAATACCATGAGAAAAATTTTCTGATATGCTCTAGTTTTTCCTCTGCATATTTTTGAGCATTTTGCCATAGTCGCATGTGATCCTATCATAGAATGTCTTTACTTGATACTTGTCACCATTCAACGCTTTCATCTCCTCGAGACGGCGAATAAGATATGCCTCGTTTTGTTTGAATTCTTCGCGGATGATGGCTCGGAAAGGTTCGAAAACCGGGTGGTCTAATGCTTCTAAAATACAAGTATACTTTGCGTATTCGACCGTCATATTGAAAGCCTGGATTTGTTCGGGTGAAGCCATCTCTAGACCCGGTTCGAAACATAAGCTTCGTTCTGTGAAGCGTGCTTCTAAGATATTCACGAGGTTCAGAACCGACGTCGCCGGCGACCAATCATTCGCTCCCCATGTGTTGATCACAGAAAGACATACTTTGCCGATTTGATAGAAGTTCGGATGAAGTCTGCAATGATTCTGTTGAGGATAAAAGGTTACATTGGGCGGAGACATCGGAAAATCCCCCGGGAATGTGAGATGAAACATGAAGAATCCTGCCGTGTATGGAGATATCAAGTCGCCATCTCGTTTTTCCTTGGGCACGATGAGCACTCGGAGATTATGTATATTTGCTTCATCGACGTGTATGTAAATGCCACGACTTTGCAACTCCGCCTTGTTTTTATCCAATATGGCGATATCTTTGGTGAGTCGTCGGGTCGCTATGTCGGTGGTCATGGTGTGTTTTGGGTTTATCATTATACAACAACCAAGCTTATATCTCAAATTTTTTTGTATCTCACTCGCCGACGACGAGTCTCATGCAATTATCGGAGAGTTTGAGTCCGTGATAAACCACCATCGTATCGAAGACGGTCTTGGCGTCACGAGACAACCATATGAGAAAGTTGATGCTTTCAAAGTTTGCCTGCCATATCTCGATGAATTTCCCGAGATATTGATAGGGTACTAGGAACATTCGTTTGGTGATCGTATGCTCGTTGAATACATCTAATTGCCATTGGGTATCGGACCCATACACGATGTACGGAAAGTCACGAGCTTCCAGGTTTTGCACGAGCTGTTTGAAATGCTCGGATGTTCTATCAGCCTCGTCAAAAACGACGAGACTATATTGGATATTCGTGATATGATAAATTTCGTCGATCATGTCCGCAACTTTACTCGGGTCAAACATAAACATACATTATCTTAGTCATTTAAATAATATCACAATAGATCATATATGTTGAAAGTCGTTACTTTCAGCAAGGCCGCTATACTAGAGAGAAAGAAGGGGGTGCCACGGGATCCCGATATTGATGCAAAATATCGGGATATCTTCAAGTTGGATTGCTTCCAGTCCACCTATACGATCCCTCTGAATAAGTTGATGAAAAGCAAAGATGACAACGCACGCCGTTACAAGACCTCGTCGCCACCGAGTCATATCATGATCAACAATAAGAGCATCACGAAGCGTTTGGTCAGCATTCTGAATGTCTTAAACGAAGCGAATTACGAGAAGCAAGCTCATAAGGTGTTTTTTTTGATGAAAGATGATGACATCATTCAAATGACTCGTTTGATCTTGGATACCTGTACGATCCAAGTGTTTTATATTAATTTGTTCATCAAACTTCTGAATGACCTACTTCGTACCGAGCACAAAATAAAGGTACAGAACACGATCGATCAGTTTGTAGCAGAATTTTGGAATGGTCGTAGCGTGGGCTTTATCGCACCAAAGGGGGAATTTACCACGTACGATTTGTTTTGTTTGAAGCAAAAACACAAGGCAATGTATACAGCAAGAGCAAAGGTCGTTTTTCATCTGTTCAAAAAAAACATGGTTAAATACGATGCCGAGGGACTCATCGAGTTCATAAAACGACACTTTCATAACATCGATCAAGACGGCGAGGATGCCATCGATATCATGCTCCAAGTCATGGTCGACGCAAAAAACATATTGAGATGGAACCCAAGAGATACTGGAATAGACTTTTCGATGTATATCACGAATTTCAAAACGAAATTTCTGTTCGAGTCGCTCATGAGCATCCGCTAGAAATAGGCCGCATAAGCGTGAGAAGGAAGGTTCTCGAAGCCTTCGATCGTCGCCTTGGGCGGCTTGGCTGCGGTGGCGGCTGAGGGCTGTGTCGCTACGAGAATGTTCTTGAGTTTTGTCATGTTACGTTGTACGGTTTCCAGGCTTAGGCTCGTGTTATCTAGGATTGCCGCGATATCGCTGCTGTTATCTTTGGGAGCCGAGCGTTTGGGAACGGAAGCTGGCTCGTTGAACGTATCTTCTTTAGCGAATGTCTCGCGTGTTCGCTTGAATGCTTTCGAGATGGAATCGAGTTTACGCTCATCATCCTCGTATGCTTCCTCTACATCATCTACATCCTCGGCTGACGCCTCTTTTTTCTCTTGTTCTTCTTGTTCCTCCTCCTCTTCCTCGGCGTAAGCTTCCTTTGCCCTCGCCGGTGAGGCCGAGGGCGAGACACCATAACGTTTTTTGAGGTCTGCGATACCCGCATTGATCATGTCTTTCAGATCCTCTGGAGACATGTTTTTATACGTATCGATTTTACCGGATAGAGAATCGAATATTTTAGACTTGATTTTGCTATCCATCTTGAACTTATCAAGCTCGCTGCGGATTACTTTACGGATATCATATTCCTCGAATGTTTCCATTATTTTTTTGTCTTTGTGTTCATTCGCTTTTTGCTTGTTCACGTCTGACATGACGTAATAAATCGCGTATGCGAGTAACACAACTACAAACAAGACCAAGACAATTTTCATCTTTGTCTCCATGTTTTAAATATAAAAAGATATTTTTACCGTTGATCGCTATAAAGACGGTCATGAAAAGGATCAACGCAGCAAAAAATTCGATATTCGACATTTGTCCCCTGTTTGCTACAAAGTTCACTGAGTAATAGGTGCACAAAACACCAAAAACAGCATGTGATATCATGTCATACATAATCTGATAAATAGAAAATAATGTTTATATACAACAAATACATGGAATCTATGGAATCCCCTTTGGTAATCGTGTTAGACTTGGATGGAACAATCATAGGTGATATCCGCCATCAAATAACCACATATGACATACACACCAAAATCAAGAGTGCTGGCGGCAAGTTGCAGTACGGCTTTAAAGATTACAAGGCCAAGTTGAAAGGCGGGATCGTACGGCCTTTTTTTTGCGAGTTCGTACGGCGTTTGAAGCAGGACATTCCTTTTATTGAATTTTTCGTATACACGGCAAGCGAGCAGAAATGGGCTATCCACATCATCAATCAAATCGAGAAAACATGTTCGGTCAAGTTCAATCGACCCCTCTTTACACGAAATGACTGTATCGTGACGAAAACCGTATTAACAAAATCGCTCGATAAAGTAAAACCACGGATAGCCAAGACGTTGAAACCCAAGTACGGACCCATCAACCTCGAAAATCGCATATTGATCGTTGACAATACAAACGTTTTTGTCAAGGAAGATCAACCATATCAAATACTATGCGAAACATACGACTTTGAATATCCAGAGAACATCGGAGCCATCATAAACCATGCCGATTATACGAAACATCACCATATCATCAATCAAGTGCTTGCTGAACACCTCGGGATCTTCTTGGTCGGACCAAACTATCTGAACTTTCAAGACAAGTTTTATCGATACTACTCGTCAGTATTGGGAAAAGCGATGCCAACAAACAAGGAGTTCACCAAGGATACCTTTTACAAGGAATTACGAAGAGCCATTGTGAAGCTCGTCGTGGTTCGTAAATACGGCAAATTCGACGCCAATGGTGTCTCCTATATAAGACGCCAGCTATCTAAAGCTAAACATAAATGATACTCTCATTTGATATCGGTATAAAGAATCTCGCGTATTGTTGTTTGGACCATAACGAGACGGTGTGTTTATGGGATCGAGTTGATATCGGCGTAGATCATAAGAACATTCAAGTATTGGTGAATGCAATGATAGATATGATCGATGACGTGCTTTATAACAAGCTAAGTATCGACTTGGAAAATGAGCACATTATATTCCTCATCGAGAACCAGCCTGTGCTAAAGAATCCAGTCATGAAAAACCTACAGATCATCATTGCCACATATGCGACCCTATTAGAAAAAACAGGGGTGGTGGGAAAGGTTGATATTCATTTCGTATCAGCATCTTCAAAGATAAAACTGATCGAAGCAGAGACGGGTACAAAGATACCAGCAAAGTCATATAGTGCGAACAAGAAAGCATCCGTCGACCATACACGAACCCTAGTAGAAAAATCAGATAATCACTATATGAAACGTGTGTTTGCAGAGACGAAGAAGAAAGACGATATCAGTGATGTCTACTTACAAGCACGATGGTGGATGAAAAATAACGCTAAAAAAACACATGCGTTTCAATCTATTTAAAGTTGTGTTATTCACTTTTAATATGGATCTCGGTCTAGATCTTCTCATGAATCCAACTAAAAAAAATATCGAGAACATGTCGAGTCGGGCTTCGAGCGTGAAGGATGCTCCTGGAAGCGTGAGGAGCATCAAGTTGGATTCCGTCAAAAATGACGATGTTCAATCTATGATCTTTGAACGGGTCAAAGTAGATGAGCTCTCTGATGTCGATAAATCATCCGAATCTTCATATCAATCATCATTTCGCCAACAGCCACGACCACAACAGTTTCGAGCCCGCGCTCCTCAAAGCGAGCGTGAAGAGGAGGCTGAGAGTTACGAGAGCGATGGGGAGTCCCTTGGGAGTCTTCTTGCGAAGGGTGGGAAGCGTCAAATGACCGAAGAAGAGATACTAGCCGAAAAACGCGAGATGTTGTATCAGTTTGATCGTATCGAGAAAAAGGGCTTTAAGATACCCAAGAAATTCACGCTGGCCTCGAACTTGGAGGAGATGAGGATGGAATACGAGCGCGTGAAGAACGATCGGGCTATGGACAATGCAGTGAAATTCCAACGAAAGGCGATCGTTTTGTTGACATCGGGTATCGAGCTTCTCAATTCGAAATACGATCCTTTCAATGTCAAGCTGACCGGTTGGTCCGAGAGCGTGCATGAAGATATCGACGAATATGATGATATTTTCGAAGAACTCTATGAAAAGTACCGTGGCAAAGCCAACATGGCGCCCGAACTCCGGCTGCTTCTTGGGCTGGGCGGAAGCGCATTCATGTTCCATATGACGAACAGTCTGTTCCGTAATGCCCCGGAATTGGGGGATGTTTTGAAAAACAATCCCAACTTGCGACGACAATTTGCCGAGGCCACTGCGAACACCATGAAGTCTCAAGCAGAGAGCGGTGGAGGGGGCGGTGGTCTCTTTGGTAATATTGCGGGTATGTTCGGCAACATGTTCGCGGCGGGTGGGAATGCGCCGCCGCCACAAGCACCCCCACAGCCGGCAGGGGGCGCTCAACGACCCACCTTCAACATGAAAGGTCCCTCGAATATGGAAGACATATTGAAGGATATGGAAAATGATAACAATAGAATCGAAGTGATGTCCACGGTGACATCTTCGGAATTTACCGAGTTAAACGATGATGTAAGCATACATAACTTGATCAGTAAGAAGGGTAAGAAAAAAGCAAACGTCATGTCACTCGATATTTGAAATCTCTATATAAGAAGATACATGATTTTATCTAAATAATGAGTCGGGAGCTTGTCGAAGTTTATCGCAAGTTCATCGCTGACATAGTCGATATGACGGATTACGCGTATTCGCCACAGAAAAAAGACGTGGTTGATAAATTGGTTTACGCGATCGAACATGATCGTCTGGACAAAGCCGCCCTTGTTGAATTCCTTACCGCAACACGATGCAAACCTATTCAGGATGTCAGCTTTTTTTAGCTCATCTGCTTCTTCCTGATATCACCGATGATATACTTGATCGCATAGTTGACTTCGTCGAAGAGGGGAACGTTGTTTGCTTTTGCATCGGCTTCGAGGTAAGTACGCCCTCGATTCAGATCTTTCAGCTCATTTGCGGAGATCCCTTCAGGAGGATGTTGGATTTTTTTAATAACGAGGACCACGTTCATACCACGGCCGATACAGAAGGAAGCTTCCTGTATCGATGCGATGGCACGTGTTTGGTCGTCGATAACAAAGAGAATGTAGCGAGCATTGTTTTTATACCGTCTCTCGGTTTCCTCGAGGCTCGGGTCCCATACATCTACCTGAGGATTATAGTAGGACACATTGGTGGCGTCCAACATCGGAATCGCTATCTTTTTACGCCATGACGTTGGATTACAAGACCCACCCAGGAACACATCGCACAGAGGCTTGGCGGGATGAACCTGTTGAACGCGGCTGGGAATTCCTGATGCATTGCCCATGGTTGCTTTTGTGTAGATAATGTTTTCATTGTCACGTTCAATTTTTGTGGCATTACTGCCTTACGCGATAGCGGTAAGAACTTAACTTGAACACGCGATAGCGGCGAGGGCTTAACTCGAGCACGCGATAGCGGCGACAGCTTTAGCTGGAGCACACTTGTGGTTCTAGGTTAGCGCGCACGCGCTAACTTGAACACACGACACACACTTCATCGGTACAAACGACTTGCTTTTTAGGTGGCTCGATCGTGAACTTTTGGGTTTGTGCACGTGGCTTCGATCGAAGATAGTACACACCCGTCTTTAAACCCTTGGACCACGCGTAAAAATGCATGCTCGTGAGTTTTTTGTAATCGGGATCCTCGATATAGAGGTTCATGCTTTGAGACTGGCAAATGAAAATACCGCGATCCGCCGCTTGATCGATGACGGCCTTTTGCTTGATTTCCCATACGGTCTTATAGAGATCCTTCAGTTCTTGGGGAATGCCTTCGATCGTCTGAATGCTACCATCCGACATGATGATCGCATCGCGCATCACAGGATTCCACATACCACACTTGATGAGATCCGCCATGAGATACTTGTTGATGACGATAAACTCCCCAGCAAGTGTCTTGCGCTTGTACATATTGGACGTGAAAGCCTCGAATGACTCGTTGAATCCCATGATTTGAGATGTGCTCGCGGTCGGCATCGGTGCGATAAGGAGGCTATTACGCAAGCCGTATTGCATGATTTCTTGTTTTAGAGCGCTCCAATCATATCGATCGGTATATGGCGTAGCACCCCATAGGTCGTACTGCAAAAGACCCTGCGAGGCGGGCGAACCCGCAAAGGTCGAATAGGCACCTGGATATTTGGAAGATGTCGGAGGGTCGTATTCGTTCCTCTCGGCGAGATCAGCAGCGGTATGACGTTTCTTCGCGATCGCTACGGATGAGACAAGAGCGCCATGGTAAATGGTCTCGAATATTTTGAGGTTGAGATCGCGAGCCTCATCGCTTTCGAATGGAATACGCATCATCGCGTATGTATCAGCGAGGCCCTGGATTCCGATACCGATGGGTCTATGGCGAAGGTTGGACGTACGAGCTTTGGGAACGGGGTAATAGTTGATGTCGATGACTTTATTGAGGTTCTTGGTAATGATTTCGACGACTTCGTGAAGCTTCTCAAAGTCGAACATGGGGATGTCATCGCTAGAGCGCGCGACGAAACGCGGCAAACATATACTCGCTAGATTACATACAGCGATCTCGTCCGGCGAGGAATATTCGATGATTTCCGAGCACAAATTACTCGATTTAATCGTCCCGAGGTTCTTTTGATTGCTCTTTTCGTTTGCGGCATCTTTATAAACTAGGTAGGGCGTGCCCGTTTCGATCTGCGATTCGAGAATCTTGAACCATAAATCTTGAGCATTCACCTGCTTGACATAACGTCCCTCGCGTTCATAACCTAGATAAAGATCGTTGAACTTGTCACCATAAACCTCGCTCAAACCCTTGCATAGGTCAGGACACATGAGACTCCATGTGCCACCCTGTTTGACGCGTTCCATGAAGATATTCGGAATCCATAGCGCCAAAAAGAGATCCCGCGTGCGCTCTTCCTCGTGTCCATGATTCTTGCGAAGGTCCAGGAAGGCTTCCACATCCGCGTGCCAAGGTTCCAGGAAAATAGCGATGCTACCATTGCGTTTCCCGCTTTGATTCACGTAGCGAGCCGTGTTATTGAACACTCGCAACATAGGAATGATACCCGTACTGATGCCGTTCGTCCCCCGGATTTTGCTACCTTTGGCGCGAACGTCATGGATGTGCAGCCCGATGCCTCCCGCATATTTGGAGATCTGCGCACATTCTGCAAGAGTATCATAGATACCCGCGATGCTATCAGAGTTGTTCGCGAGGAGAAAGCACGATGAACACTGTGGTCTCGGAGTGCCTGCGTTGAAAAGCGTCGGTGTCGCATGGGTGAAATACTTGTTCGCCATCAACTCGTACGTCAGGAGGGCCTCTTTGATATCATCCCGGTGGATACCAATGGAGACACGCATGAACATATGTTGTGGGCGCTCGACCATAGCATTTCCAACGCGCAATAGATAGGAGCGCTCCAACGTCTTGAATCCGAAATAATCCAAGTTATAGTCCAAGGAGTAATCGATGTAGTTATTGAGTTTCTCTTTGTTTCTCATCACGATATCATAAAGCTCCTTGCTCACGAGCGCATGATCGTAAAGAATCTGAACGGTCTCCGAAAAAGATGGCGATGTGTTCTTCTGGTGATTCGATATGATGATGCGAGAAGCCATCACACCGTAATCAGGATGTTCCACCATCATCGAACTGCAAATGTAAGCAGCGAGTTCGTCTAATTCGCTCGTTTTCACCATGTCATAGATCCGCCCACACACCTTTTGTGAGATATCATAAACATCAACGCTGAGACCATTGGAAAGCTTCCGAATACGATTCAATACCTTATCGAAAGATACATCCTCACAATGACCGGTTCGTTTGAGAACGCGCATTGAATATATATATTGAGATGGCCTTATATAGATTTTTTTTTCTGTTATTAGAAGTAAATGGATTACTCGCATATCACATTTCTCCTAGGAACACTCATTCTCATCATCATATTCTATGTAGCTATATCACCCCCCGTCAAAGAGTCCTTCACGACAACTGCCGAACAACCTCTGACCCAATTCAACAAATGTGGCAAAGACATCGTGTTCCTAAAGGCAGGCGTAAACAGGGCAAGTTCGCGCGCCGTTCGCTCTGAAAATGCAAATCTAAGCAATATATCGAATGTCGTGGCGATCAATACAGATGGTTCGCACACAGATCACGATACTTATTCGATCATCAAAGATAACTTTATTTATTACACCTTCCGCAAAAATGAATACGACATTCGTTACAAAGAATTGATTACGAACCCGGCAACAAGTACCGTCACACTTCGTTTCGATCTGAATAATGAACTTGGAAAATCATTCCGCGAAGATACCACCAAATTGATTCTATCGCGGCCGCTATACGTAGAGTTCATTAAGAACGTCGATGAAAGCATTGCATATCTCCCTATTTTCAACACACAGGGAACTGAAGCTGGGCGGTTGTTCCGGTACACAAATTATGACAAGAATCACATGTTGGTTTCCCGTGGACCTGTATTGTCTGCACAAAATATCAATACTTCAGATATGAGTCTGACGTTTGAACCCGTTCTACCCAAAGATGCTATGCGTCTGAGCATAGGTGGTCTATTTAACTATGGAGGCGAGGCCAAGACGGTATCCGACCTCAAGTTGCCCCCACAAAATAGTCAAACAAAGGTGGTCACCTATTTCCTCGATGATAAAATTCCATTGAGTCTTCAAAACGTGGGCAAGATGATGTCACGGGACGGCTACGCAGATCTCTTCGAGGCAAATAGTGCAGAACCCGTCAGGGAAATTATTGTATTCGATAAGGATTACGCTAAGAAATTTCAGAACAACACGGACTTCAGATCTCAAGCGAACTATGAATTCAATAATAACATCAATGTCTTCTTCCGCAATTTCATCGTCCCCACGTTTTCGTTCTCATTCGATATCGTCCTGAACGAGATCGCGCCGAACAACAACACCATGGTGGCGAATATGTACATGAACAATAACTTTGGAAGCTATTCATACTGCGCGGATGTCATCGACATGCCCAGAAACAACAACATCATGTCGCTCATCGCGGAGAGCGGAGCCGCCGACAAAAACGCAGTCAATCTCGTGTTGACCACTGGCCGCGGGTCCAGCTGCAATTACCCCGTTTCAGACAGCAGCGGAATTGCTATCACGGTGCCAAAATTCACGAATGGAAAGATCATAAAGGTGATCGTCATGGTATCACCCAACGAAAAAATAATCGCCGCTTTTTGGAACGAGACCGAAAGATCATCTCAGAAGTTCGTTACGTATGGCCGAAGCACCCATTGTGCGAATGACTTGAACTTTTGGAAATTGTTCAAAGAAGGAGAAATGACCGGTAAACAACGTTCGATCAACATCGAAAACATTATCCTGGCACGCAACCCACGTCTTCTGAAAGCATGTAGGTATGTGAAGCTCGGTCATGTGAATCTGGTGACTGAATACGTCGGGTGATTCTAATCCCGAAACATGTACGTATCATAGGTGGTTGAGGCGCGTTTCGGCGTCACAAACGGCTCTGTCGCGATGACCTGCTCCCGCACGATCTCGAGAGTGAAAGCATCTACATTTTGCCGGTAAAATAAGATCTTGTTCCATACTTTTTCTAATTCTTCGAATTTGGTGGCGAGAAAGCTTTTATCTCGTGTCACTCTCTTCAAGTTGTATTGCGTCAATGCCCAGTAACGACAGTCATCACCCATCCACACATCGTCTATCTTGTCACCCTTCATGAAGGGCTCTTGATAGGTGATTTCGCCTTTGGCATCTCTATAACATCCCCGAGCGATGATATCAGGGGATGTGCTCTCCTTGAAAGCGTCAACATCCGGTAACATCTCAAAAACGCACTCGAAATAATCACAGTCGTCCAGGTCACAGACGTCTAATTGCCCCTGAATCTGATAATAATATTGCTTTGGAACCTCGCCATCCGGCTTCCTCTTATATGGACATTTGATCTCCACCATGATGCCATCTGATGTTATGCCATCCGGTGATGCACCGAAAAAATTCAGGTGCGGATGTTTGAGGAGACCAAATTCGTGCACCTGTTTGTTTTGCAGACGACAATACACCGCTATCGCGACCGGTTCGAACGTATTACCCCACTTGAAAAAGGGATTGACACGGGACATGCTCGTCTCCGTCGCATCCCTCGGAAGGCACTTTTTCTCGATGAGCTGTTTCTGCGTGCCAAACTTGCCTTCTCCAAGCGCTTGAGCAAAATCGCTCGCAGTTATCAGGTTCGCCCGCGCTTCATACCAAGCCTCCGTCTTTTGCTCCAGCTTTGGAATCTTGAGTAGTTCCTGGACCTTGGAACAAAGCTCCATTTAAAAATCTCTTTGTAAATACTCTATATAAATACTCTTTATATGGTTTTGTGAGTTTTGCAGAGTAGTATATAAGAATATATTGTGATAATAATGTAATGAACGATGCCATGATCGTAGAGTTGCTAAATCCTATTCAACCAAAAAAACTACCCGCTGCCAATACGAAACAAAAGCCTCCGCCATCGTATGCCGGTTTTTCGCAGGACAATTCCTATGACATCGACAAAATGAACATCTTGATCGCCGAGGAAATCGGACGCATTCCACTGAAG